ATGCTGACCGATACAAAACTAAGAAGTTTAAAGCCACAAGACAAGCTTTATAAAGTGTCTGATCGAGATGGTTTATACGTTGCAGTGACAAAAAGTGGTGTTATTTCATTTAGATATGATTATCGTTTTAATGGAAGGAGAGAAACGGTTACTTTTGGTCGATACAGTGCTGACGGTATCACGCTTGCAGAAGCAAGAGCCGAATTAATTGAAGCAAAAAGGCTACTAAACGCAGGTATATCGCCAGCTTCAAAGAAACGCGACGGTATTGAGAGTAAAAAAATAGGGACGGTATTCAAAGACTATACCGTCAATTTCCTTTGTGATGCTCAATATGCCGACTCTACAAGGGCGATGAAAGAAACGATTATTGAAAAAGAAATCTATCCCGTATTCGGCAAGCTTCAACTAGAAGAGATCACCACACCACGGCTTAGAGCTTTGTGTGAAAAGATAAAGGATAGAGGCGCAAAAGCGACTGCATTACAAGTGCGTGAGATTGTTGGATCCGTTTTTACTTATGCCATAGATAGAGGTTATGAAATTAGTAACCCAGCAGATGCAATAAAGGCATCTTCGATAGGTACTTTTCAAGCGCGCGAAAGGGCAATGTCACCGAAAGAAATCGGTATCTTATTTCGTGAACTAGAAAACTATAGTTGTTATCCAACCTTAAAATTGGCCGTTAAATTTGTATTGCTAACATTAGTCAGAAAGTCTGAGTTTATTCATGCTACATGGGATGAAATAGACTTTAAAAATAGACAATGGGTGATCCCTAAAGGGCGAATGAAGGGGAGAAAAGAGCATGTTATTTATCTCTCTGATCAAGCAATGGATATCCTAACTGGTATGAAAGTTTGTGCGATGGGAAGCGATTACTTAATGCCTGGTCGATATGATATTAAAAAGCCACTTTCTAATGCTGCATTGAATAACGTGATTGATGGCACCGTAAAACGTATCAATGAAAAAGGCATTGAGTTCGAACCGGTTACTGTTCACGATTTACGACGCACAGCAAGCACGCTATTGCACGAAGCAGGTTATAACTCAGATTGGATAGAGAAATGTTTAGCACACGTTCAAAATGGCGTTAGAGCCGTTTACAACAAAGCTGAATATGCTGAACAGCGTAGGAAGATGTTACAAGAGTGGGCTGATATGGTGGATGAATGGATAAAAGAGAAAGATTAACGCTTTGTCATTCTTCGCCAAGTGTTTTATAAGCAAGTAGTGACGATAGGTAAAGCACACCGACAACAGGCCAGATTGTGGAGTAAAACAGTCTGGCCACAATATCTTTTATATTGTCGCTTTCGTGCTTAGACTCTGAAAATAGGTATCCAGCAAGCCATAAGTACACAGCCAATAACGTGAGTACAATAATCATTAGCCGTTTTTCCTTTTGTACTGAGCATGATCATCACCACACTCTTTAGAACAGTAAGCGCTGTTCTCTGTTACTGGCTCTTCACGACACCAGATACAAAACCCAGTTAAACTTTTTGCTGGTGGCTCTCTGTTTGCTAATGCGGTATTGATTTGTAGAGCCGTTAAGTCATTAGCATCATCTGCGATATCAGGCATATTTATTCCTTACAAATAAAATGAGAGTTGATAAGTTCGATACTGTTGTTAGGACATTGATTGCCCCATGCATCCCAACCTTGTGACATGTCACGAGCGAATAGCTCAATGCGATTTACATCACCGTACAACTGTTCAAGACGGTTTTTTACTTCCCACGGTTTTTCGCTATGCTCACCTAAACAACTAAATACGATTTGCTTAACGCTAGCACTAATGCGCTGTAATCCATTGCCTCGAGTAGCGATTAAAACATCTTCACTATTGGCTCTGGTGTAGTTTCCCCCATTCATTTTTGTTTCAGAATCTAATAGTTCAAACAGGTCGTGATAATCAAATAACTCACTGTTTTGAATAGCCTTATCAATTCGTTGCCATGCTAAAGGGTTAAACTTAACCCATGTAAAAGCTTTCATTGTGCGGATTTTAAAGCCCCACGCTTCGGCTAATTTAATAGCCTCGAGTACAAAATTACCGGTATACCACATGGCAAGAACTGCGTTATCAGATGCAATAGAATGAATAGGGATATGGGTTAAATTGAAGAGGGAGGTTGTTGGATAATGATTTTTAGCAGCACCGTTTGAAACTTTATTTTTGTAATCCCACGGAGGATCACAATAGATAAGGTCGTATTTTTTCATTCTCCGTATCCTTCATCATTAAGAATAATTCCATAGCTGCGCGATATGGGCTATCGTTTATAACTTGCGCTTTTTCTATAAACTCAATACCAGATGGACAAGGAAGTATATTCCACTCTCCATATCTAGCGCACCAGAAATTGCCATCACCAGCAAGTAAGCTAATTTTATTCTCAATAATAATCGGCATTGCGTCAGTAGGGTTGTTGCAGGCGTCGAATGAGCCAACCTTGCGAGGTGATCTAATAATTATTGCACTTTCACAACCAGAAACAGCGGAGCGACGATAATCTGTTGATCCGAATGGAAATGGAGTGGCGCCAATTAAGTCAGCAACCTTTTTATTAATCTCGAAGTCAGACAGTTCTGTGTATTTATTCATTGATTACCATCCTGCAATTTCTATATCGTCAGAGTCAATAAACCAAGGTTCAATTTCATCAATCCGAATACCCATATCATCTAGAGAAGGATAGCCATCAATTCCTTTATCTTTAGACCAATCGAATTGCTCGGTAAGCCATTCTTCATCCTTGAAGTTATTGAATGCTATTTGCTGGAAGCACTCAGCACAGAACATTGCAAAACCTGCTTTCTCATGGCTACCGTGTATATCAGCTCTATATTCATCACCAGAATAGAATTTATTAATTTGTTCACATGATTTTTTAAATTTATCTTCATCGATAACAGTGACAACCATTTCTAAATCTTTTTGCCACGAGCCAGAACTTATTTTAATTTGTCTCATCTGTATATTTCTCCACAAACAACTTCAACATTCCTCACTGACATTAAATATTCAGCACGTTTATTGCATTCCGATTGCGTATATATATCTTCCGTTACAGGCACAGCAGAACCCTGTATTAGCATGAGTAATACAGGGTTATGATATTTAGTTTATTTATAATTAAGAGGATTCATATCTATTGGCGATATCTTTAAGAGTATCACCACTATTTATTATATTAAGATGAGAATGCGTATCATCTGTACCAATTCCTAAGAAGTACTGAGTAATAAAGGTCTTATCACAAATAGCCATATCTTTATCATTAATATTTTCTTTATTCTTATTCATGCGAACTGCCATGCTAAAAAAAGCATTCATTACATGACTAATGTTTATAAGTGCATTTAAACAAGAAAATATATCTTCATATAATACTTCGCTGATATCTGTTGAGCCTATCAATATTCCATTTAAAATTTTATCACTTCTTTTTTGTACTAATATTGTTGTAGTTTCTTCATTTTCATCTATAAAGTTTATACAGTAGCATGATGAAAATTCATAAATAATCACATACTCTTTTTTTTTGTTATTTTTCAAATAATCTAAGATTGAAGAAAATTCATCATGAATATCAATTACCTTATCTAACTCTTGTTTATATAGTTTTTTTATTGACTTTTCTTTAATTTTTATTAACTTTTTGCTTTTAATATCAGACTCTTTTTTTTGTTTTGTGTAAACCCATATCGTTGCAAACACACCAAGTGAGGATATAATATTAAGTAATGATGATAGTGATATAGATCCTTCTTTTTCTGATATTACTTCATATATCATGAGCAAAGAAATAACTAAAAAAAACACATGAAATATAAATCCAGATCTTAGAATGAATATAACTAAATTCTCTATTTTTTTTGATGAAACGCACTCTTTGGACATAACTCCACCCTAATTAATTAAAGCAGAAATCATACTCACATCCATGTGATTATTCCACCCCACAATACCCTAGCAATTACTCACAAACTGCCCAGCTTCATTACGCTTACGTTCGGTGTAACACTTAGGTATTTCTCTTGATTGAGAACGTTTTTTCAACCATTCATCAACTTCTTCAGCTTCCCAAGCAACACACCGCACCGACAAATACATACGCTTTGGAAAATCACCTTTCTTCTCTAAGGTGCGAATAGTTGAGCGAGAAAGTCCTGTTAGCTTTAAAACAGCAGGCATACGGATAGGGTTGATAGGTAATTTAATATTCATATTTAAACTCCTGCGGAGCTGTATCGCTCCGCATTAAATAGGATCACTGGTATTCAGGGCGCATATCATCAAGCGTGATAGAGAAAGACTCGTATAACTCATCACCGAGTTTTCTTTTGCTTGATTTAAGTAGTTTGTCTACTTTTTCAAATGCTTCTGTGGCTTCAGGTGAGCCAGATTCAGGAAGTGAGTTAATAGAAGCTTCTAGGGCATTACGTGCATCAATGCGGTGGTATGCCTGTACTGCTTTATTTTTTAATTCAGTAAACAGGTTGATCCCCATTTCATTTTTTAAATTCTCAATTTCTGCCCGAATATTTTTAGCTTCTTCGACAGTTTGAACATCATCAATAGCTAATCTAAATGCTTCAGCATCGAATTTAGGTATAAACTCGCCTTGAGCTTCTTTTACAGGTTCAGCATTATTTGGTTGTTGCTGGGTAGTGATTTCATCAATGCTTACACGTTCTTTCTGTGGGGTGATGTCTTTAATCGGACGATCTTCAAGTTCTTCTGGCGTATACACACCTAGGATAACTTCAGGGCAATAAAGACGGGCCCAATATTTTACAGCGAGATACGCGATTTGTTGCTTAGGCATTGTTTTCCAAAGAGGTGAGTTTCTAGTCTGTACATCAGCAAGGTAAACAGGCTCACCCCATGTAATTTCTTCTTCACCTCTTAAAATTGCACCGACTTCAATAAATAAACCCGATTCATCACGTTTATCTTTCATGCCTACAATCTTTTCCCAGTCGCCACCGTATTTGTAATGGAATCGACCTACAACAGCATTTGAACTGGTAATAACTGCATTTACTAATTGGGCTTCATAACCAAGCACACCATTGATGACATGAGTTTTTTGACCGACAACGAAAGGATCCATTCCCCAACGTGCGGACTGCATTGTGATAGCAAGACAATCAGATGGTTTACCTTGCAGATGTCTTGGCACCGTTGCTGTACCTGATGCCATTAGCTCAGCAAATTTGACAATACGGTCTAATGATTCAGGATTAAAAAGTAATGATGTGTTATTCATTACTGATTGATTTCTTTCGAGAGTTGCTACTTCTGACATAATATTTACTCCAAGCGTGCGCCTGATTGTTCAAGCGCAGTTTTATTAAGCGACTTCGTTTTGCAGTTCTTCTAACTTTCTCTGCTCAAAGTCAGTGATACCGATAGTGAGAGTAGTGGTGATAGGCGCTGGCCAATATCCTGTATCCATAGCTTCACGGATATCACTCAGTGTCTTTTTGTACTCAGCTCGACCTAGTTCAAGTAATTCAGGAGAGGCTTCAACGATAGCGACCCAGTGGTAATGCTCGTCTTTGTTAACAAATATCCAGAAGAACTGATCAAGCATTGCCACATCACAATACATAGCTGCACTGATGTGATAATCACGATTAATGATTTCTCTGCGGATCATGGCTTCAATGGCATCTTGCTTAAATCGACCAAGTGCTACTGATTTGAGATCAAAACCTAATCGGTTATTTTCTGTTTGAATTTCGATATCAGGACGAACACGAATTTCAAGGCCGGTATCTTCATCAATGCCGTAGTAACTCACTTCTGATACACGGTTAGGGTGATTTAATAAACTGGATGCTTCTTTGTGGTTCATAACAGCGTTACGCATGTTATTTGCCATTTCATAGTCAACGGTTTGAACATGAATTTTCGAATCGTCACTAAGCCACTGGCTAATGATTTCATCCTCAAATACAGCATCAGGGTTAACTTCTTTAATGACCTGAATGAGATCATCTTTCTTGACGGGTTTTCTAAGTGGCTCAGGTTTATTTGTTTCTGCCAAATATAATTCAGGGTTGATGCCGTTTATCTGCTCAAGTAATGCATCTGTATTACCTGAGGTTTTCAATGGTGTTGGCAAAGTATCGTTATAGGCTTTGATACAGGCTTTCATTGCTGCACCAGTAAATTTTCCATCTTCAGGGATGGTTTTAAATTCATCGGGCAACTGCATGTATATCTGACCTAGCTCTTCGGCTTTTCCGCTGGTGGAAAGTTGCGGTGTCAGAGTGGCATTATGTTCTTCAATAATTACTTTCAGCTCATCTTGTGAGAGCTTCTTAGGCAACTTATTGTTGTATTCGTCAATCCATGACTTCATTGTTTCCGTTGTTGTAAAGGCACCTTCTGGAATAATTGGCTTAACACTGAATTCAACATCAAACTTTTCAGGTTCCATTGTTAACGTGTGGAATGCGCTACCTAAGTCGAAACAACGCTTATTTTCACGCTCAATAACTTTTGTTACATGGCGTAACTCGTAATACATCAAACTAATACGAGCATCTTTTAGCATCGAACTACTGATACCGTTTGAACTGTGATACACCTCGTTAGGAATATCAGGATAACGACCAGGTTCAAAATAAGCAGGTTGGTCATTTTTTTCCTTTGAAATATCTTCTATCTCCTTGTGTTGACCGTTTTGGTTATCTTTAGTGGCGTGAAAAATCTCCTCTTCCTGAGGTGCTTTCTTTTTTTCTACCTCATTTGAGGTGTTTTTTGGATTTATTAATGAGTTAAAGTGATTAACTCTATGACGAACGCTACGCATATCAGGGTTATCAATAAATGACATAATAGCGTTAACGATTTGCTTTTCACTGAGTTCACTGCTGATATTAGGAACCAATGAAAGTGCAAGTAACGTGATATTAATAAAGTGGTCATATTGCTTAAACTCTTCTTTTTCAATATCACCATTGATATGAGCTGTTAGCGCATCTACTTGTTCGCTATCAGTAATATCTTGGTTAAGTAAAAGAGCTTTTGCAATCAACACATTTAAGTGCTTAGTGTCTGACATTTTGTTTACCTACTAATTGTTCTGTTTGTAATGCGAGCTTTCTTACATAAGCCCACTCAATACCGGCTTTAAAATTGTCAAATGACTGTGACTCATTTAAGCCAGATAAGGTAAATACATGCTTACCGTCTTTGATATAAAAGATCATGACTAATCACCAAATTGGTTATGTCTGAGCGCATTAAAAAATCAGTCTCTTTTATCCATATTGTTAAAGAGCAAATTAACCGTATTGGTTAACTTATGCTTTCAATCATAACCATAAATTAACCATTGTCAACCATGAAAAACAAATAAATCACCAATATGGTTATGTTTGTTTTTATCACTATGAAATTTAATGATTTATTAAGAGTAAAAAGAAGCCAAGATATGACTTCTTTTTAATGGAGAGGGTTAGTCGTGGGAGATAGGCTGGTTTTTATTAATGATAAATTCAATGAAGTTTTCAATAGCGGCTTGTTCGCTGGCGGGAAGTTTTGAATAGGCTCTTCTATCATAGTTAATAGTGCCTTTATCATTTTTAGGGATCAGTAGTTCATAGGCTTGGCGACCCATTGCTTTTGCAATAGCATCAATGCTTTCAGCGGTGGCGCTGGCTTCACAATTAATAATGCGGTTAACCGTTGATTGTGCAAGACCTGAATCAACAGAGAGCTTAACTCTTGATTTTATTCCATCGTTTAACATAAATGTTGTGATGTTATCTGAGAGTATCTTGCCAATTTCAGTCGGAATATATTCTTCTTTTTCTGACTCTGCATGACCTTCTTTTAAATGGTCTACATCCATCCAATATTTGCTAATTCTAGTCACATATTCAATTTTACGTGACATTGGATCGGTGAGTTCACGATGACTTTTTAAATCTTTTGGTGATAGGTAACGGGAGATCATACTTGGCGCTACGCCTAACGCATCAGCAAGTAATTTTTGTTTGCCGTTGTAGTAGCGTTCAATAATATAAATCAGGTTATCTTTTCTAATTTCAGCAATGCTTTTCATTTCTCCAAGTCCTTTGGTGTCTATTCTTTATACAAATTTGATTAAGTTATGGTGTATTAAACAAACAAATAACCCTTTTGGTAAAGTACCTAAACGGTTACTATTATTTATTGGTTAATCAAATTGGTGAAATTATGGAAGTTTTCGACTTTAAAAAATTTTGGAATGGCTTAACGATTAAGCAAAGAGAAGCATTCTCTCAAAGAACGGGATATAGCCAATTGTATCTATCACATCAGCTACGCTATGCAAAACGCAAACCATCACTAAGTAAACTCAATAAGTTATATGATGTCTGTATTGAGTTCGGTGCAGATACAACCAGAGAGCAATTAATCAATTTCTTTATTCGATAATAATTCAAAGGCTGTTTATTGATAAGGATCACTTCGGTGGTCCTTAATTTTTTATTGATAACCAATAAGTCTTTTTAGGTTGATCTATTTTAAAATAACGGATAGCATTTGCACATACACATAATCAAATGAGGTTGAAATGGAGATTATTAGTCGAAAAGAAGCTGCTTCAAAAGGGCTTGGAAAATTTTTTACAGGTAAGAAATGCAAGAACGGTCATGTTGCTGAACGTTATGTTTGTAATGGTGTTTGCGTTAAATGCAACTTTGAAAATTCAACAGTCTATCGCTCTGTGTTAAAGCAATTAATTAACAGCGCTAAGTGAATGGTGTTTTATGCGTGACTATGGAAAAGTTTCCCCACAATTTTGGATAGGAAAAACAGGTAAGGAAATAAGAGAAAAAGGGCATGAAGCACTTATTGTCTCTATGTACTTATTAACCAATCCTCACGCCAATATGATCGGCATGTATTACCTACCTATTATCTATATGGCGCACGAAACAGGGCTAGGTTTAGAAGGGGCTTCTAAGGGGCTTCTAAGGTGCATTGAAGCAGGTTTTTGCCACTATGATGAGGATGCTGAAGTTGTTTGGGTGATCGAGATGGCAAAATATCAAATAGCATCATCTTTGAAGCCATCAGATAACCGGTGTATCGGTATACAAAGAGAGTATGACTCTCAGCCTAAAAATCAATTTCTATCAATGTTTTATGATAAATATAAAGATGCTTTTAATTTAAGTTCTGCAAGAGAATCATCTATAAAAAATGAAAGGGGCTTGGAAGGGGCTTTGAAGACCCTACGAAGCCAAGAACAGGAGCAGGAACAAGAACAAGATATAAAACCCCCTAAATCCCCCTTGAAAAAAAAGTCGGTACAAAAGCGAGGTTTTAATATCCTGGAAGAAAAAATACCTGATTGGCTAAATCCTGAAGTTTGGGAGAAGTGGATTGAGTACCGAAAGGAAATCAAGCACCCGATAAAATCGAAACAAACGTTCAGTGGACAAATAAAATTACTCACTGAGTGTTATGAGTTAGGTTTTTCACCTGAAGAAATAATTAGCAAAACCATTACAAATGGCTGGCAAGGACTATTCAAACCAAACGTTTCACCACCACAACGGATCATTCAACCTCAAAAGAACGATGAGTTTATACCGGAGGACTTCTGATGACTGCATCATCAACCTTAGCAAGGCTAAAGCGAATAATGCCTGAGCATATTAAACCTAAATTTACTACTTCTGCTGAATTAATGGCATGGCAACGAGAGCAGGGTGAAATTGATTCAATGAGGATCGCAAATGAAAACCGAGTAGCTCGTTTAAATAAAATCATGGGTAGATCAGGTATTAGCCCATTACACCAAAATTGTTCATTCGATAATTATGACGTTACATGTGAAGACCAACAAAGAGCGTTGTACAAAGCTAAGAGATACGCTGAGCAATTTGGTAAATCATTTGGTGGGTTCATTTTCAGTGGTAATCCTGGTACTGGAAAAAATCATTTAGCGTCAGCCATAGGCAACCACATTATCCAAAAAGGGAAAAGTATTCTGATCGCTACACTGCCTGACATAATGATGAAGGTTCGTGAAACCTATCAAAAGGATGCTAAAACAACAGAGTCAAAACTGATAGATGATCTGTGTGATGTTGATTTGCTAGTGCTTGATGATGTGGGTGTGCAACGTGGAAACCTCAATGAGGAATTAATTATATTTCAAGTAGTGGATCGAAGACTAGCAAACAAAAAGCCTGTTGGAGTGCTTACAAACCTAAATTATACCCAACTATCCAAAGTGTTGGATGAACGAGTAATAGATCGACTCCGAATGGGAAATCCAACAACGATAAATTTCACATGGCAAAGCTATCGGCGTTTAGTTAAGTAATTTCATAAACTAAAAATCGAATAGGGTTTATTGAATATCAAAATCCTTAGCGTAATAAACACTGGTGAGTTTTATTTGTTGTAGGTATGCGATTGGGTGCCTGAGTAGTGAAAACAGCGTATAGACGATTTGAGAGCGTTTTAAGTAGGTATGAGTTTAATTAAAAACTCTGTTTTTTTATACTTGAAAACATAACCAAATTGGATATATTAACCATAATGATTAATCTATTAAGGGTTATCGTATATGAAATTTATGCAGGATTTAGTTGTTGATATTTTACGTGACAATAAAAAATCATTGTCAGTTAACGAGATAACGGCAATTGCTTCTGATCTCAAGGGAAAGAAGAACCGCTCAACAACCAATTATGCACTGATTAAATTGATTGAAAGCTCCGTCGTAGAACGCAAAGCGGTAGTTGGCATTGGGTATGTCTACAAACTAACGCCTGATTACATGGAGCGCCTACGTGAATTAGATATCAAAAAAGAAGCATCTCTAATGACCAAGAAGCCAGCAAAACCTACGGATAAGCATGTTATCTGTCAGAAAGGCTCACTAACCTACGTCAGAAAGAGCTTACCACCGTTACAGCATGGAAAGATTGCTGATATTCATAACCGTATGAACGCAATGCTGGTGGCGGTACGTGCATGAAACAGCAAATTTATTATATCAATCCTGTACCAAAGCCACGTATGACACAGCGTGACGCATGGAAGAAAAGACCCGTTGTCGTTAAGTACCACGCTTTTTGTGACGAGATGAGAGCTAACCGTTTTACGTTACCTGAAAGCGGTGCTCACCTAACGTTTGTTATCCCTATGCCTAAATCATGGAGCAAGAAGAAATGCATTGAGATGAATGGTAAACCCCACCAGCAACGTCCTGATGTCGATAACCTGATTAAAGCTGTTATGGATGCCATCTTTGATGAAGATTGCAGGGTGTGGAATATCAGTGCGTCAAAGCTTTGGGGTGAGCAAGGAAAGATAGGGGTAACGTTACCTGAAAATACAGAAAATCATGAACTTATTACCATTCGTTAAGTTCGTGACTGAGTTAATTAATCGTTGAATGAGTTTGGGAAGAAATTATGAGCCAATAAATTGATGCTATTAGGCTTATTCAACAAATCAAACAACCGTGACATGTCACGCAAGAGGATTTTTAAGATGGATGACGGAGCGGTTTACAGAATTACTGGCACATGGAATGGAAAACCATTTGAAAAGCTAATGCAAGCTGAATGTGAATTAGATGCAGAGGCAACGGTAATCTTCTGGGCTAATTTAGGTGGCGCTCATGTAGACAATTTGAGCGTCGAATACCACAGCGCTATTAATTGAGGGTTGAGTGATGAAAGGAACAGAAATTAAAAAATTGATGTGGATTTATTCTGATGAAAGGATGAGACGTAAACGAAGATATGTGAAAGCTGGAAAACAAGCGGACGATTGGAATCGTAAGTTATATAAGCCATATCGTAGTGAGCGAGTTATGAATCGATTGTTACGATTAAATTCATTGAAACTTGTGAGTTTTTTTAATTGAGGTCGAAATAATGGTATGTGCTGATTGTGGTGGAGAAGTTGTTTGGATTGGGCCTATAACAAATTTATCTCATACGGAATGTAAGCAGTGTGGCGCAATAAATAATTACCTTAACGAACAGGGTGAGGATGATTTGCAAAGCAATAAAAGTGCAATGATGAAAATTAAGACCTCAAAACTTACAGGTAGAGCGCTTAACTATGCAGTAGCATTAGCAGTTGGTGGATATGAATTAATTCCAGTACCTCCTGATATTGATGGAAAAAATGAGGGGATGGTATTAGCTCCAGTTGGATATTTAGAGAGCGGTTATACATTTCCACCTAAAGGTGGGCTACGAATTGATTTTTTCGTTAAGCAATATTCAAGTGATTGGCGTGAATGTGGCGAGCTTATAAATAACTACTGGATTGATTTAATGTTTGAAGAAGTTGATGGAGTTAATTATTGCTATGCATCACCGCCACATTTAATGGGTGATTACGCCACTGCTAATACTGCTCAAGAAGCTATTTGCAGAGCCGTTGTTATGCTTGGGATAGGTAACGAAGTTGAGATACCTGAGGAGCTGATAAATGTTAACTAAGTACATTTTATTCGCTGTATTTTGGTGTGTCGTTGTTACTGTGATTGGAGTGTCACTTAATGGCTAAATCACCCGCTGAACGTAAAGCATCTCAACGTAAGCGCCAAAAGGAACTTGGCGTAACAAAGATTGAATTGCTGGTGGATAATCAAGAGCTGGAGATGTTACAGCGTAATTGTGTTCTACGTATGCCTGGTCGTGAACCGTATGATAATGTTGAATACTTGCAGATGCTTATTCGTAAAGATGATGCAGAGTATAAGCGACAAGCTGAGGAACTATCTAAGCGCAAGTGTGATCGCTGTGGTGAGCAGTTACCCGTTCAGCAATGTTGTTTATCTGGTGATGCTAAATGTTGGGTAACTTATGGATATCGCGAATTACAGCTTAACTTGGTTGACAAAACGATAGCAAAATAGAAATTTGGTTGACGCGATTTTGTCAACCAAATAAGTTTAGGTAATGCTTATAAAATTTGAATGTTATATTTTGAATAGCCATAATAACCAAAGAGGTGATGATTATGACTATCAAAAGACCAAGAAAGAAACCTGCACGACAGCCAACGCCTATCAACGACAAGATGGAACGTTTCTGTCAGGAATATATCAAATCCCCCGATAATCAAACTGATGCTGCAATCTCTGCTGGATATGCATCTGGCAGTGCTTGCAAGCGCGCATCACAGCTAATGGCTGATCCCCGTATTCAAGACCGTATCGCACAACTTATGCAACAGCGTAATAAGCGCACAAAGATGAGTGCTGACAATGTTCTCAAGCGTTTGGTCGATATGCTTGATGCGGATATTGCCGATATTCTCAATGAGAAAGGTGATATTAAACCAATATCTGAATGGTCACCTATTTGGCGTAAAAGTGTTGCTGCTTTCGATATCATCGATATTGACGGTGATACACGTATTAAAAAAGTAAAGTTACTGGATAAAATCAAGGTGCTTGAACTGATTGGTAAGCACGTTGATATCAATGCCTTTAGAGACAGGGTACAGGTCGATGTAAACGTATCATTGGCTGATAAGTTGGCATCTGCTCGTAAACGTGCTCAGCAAGGGAGCATTGAGTAATGTCAGAAGCTTTGCAGAAGTCACCAGAAGAACAACTCATTGAAGATATCGCATCATTTACGCATGATCCATTAGGTTATGCGTATTACGCATTTCCGTGGGGTGAAGCTGGTGGAGAGCTTGAAGAATACAATGGCCCTCGTCAGTGGCAAGCCGAAGCATTAAATGAAATCGGTGAACATCTACGCAATCCAAAGACACGCCACCAGCCATTATTACTTGCTCGTGCTTCTGGTCACGGCATCGGTAAATCTGCATTTATTTCAATGATCATCAAGTGGGGTATGGATACCTGCGAAGATTGTAAGGTAGTCGTCACTGCTAACACCGAAAATCAACTACGCACTAAAACGTGGCCAGAAATAGCGAAGTGGCAACGGCTATCACTGACTAATAATTGGTTTACTTGCACTAAGACAGCTATCTACTCAAACGATCCTAATCATGCTAATGCTTGGCGTGCTGATGCGGTACCTTGGTCAGAGAACAACACGGAGGCATTTGCAGGGCTTCACAACAAAGGCAAGCGTATTATCCTTGTGTTTGATGAAGCGTCTAACATTGCTGATCTGGTATGGGAAGTTGCAGAAGGGGCGTTAACGGATGAAGGTACCGAAATCATTTGGATAGCATTTGGTAACCCAACCCGTAACACAGGGCGCTTTCGTGAGTGCTTTCGTAAGTTTAAACATCGTTGGAACACCAAGCAGATTGATAGCCGTACCGTTGAAGGTAGCAACAAAGAGCAGATTAAAAATTGGGAAGAGGACTACGGCGAAGATAGCGACTTCTTTAAAGTTCGTGTTCGTGGTGTGTTCCCGTCAGCATCAGAACTACAGTTTATTCCAACAGGTTTAACCGATGAAGCCATGAAACGCATTGTCACACAAGCTGAAGTTGCTCATGCGCCCGTAATTATTGGTGTTGACCCTGCCTATTCTGGTGTTGATGATGCGGTAATTTATTTACGTCAAGGTTTATTTAGTAAATGTTTGTGGACTGGAGCTAAAACAATAGACGATATTGTTATGGCAAAGCGTATCGCTGACTTTGAGGATCAATACAAGGCTGATGGTGTTCATATTGACTTTGGATATGGTACTGGTATTCATTCAATTGGAAATGGGTGGGGTAGAGTATGGCGTTTAGTACCATTTAACAGCAGTTCAACCGATCCACAGATGGCAAACAAACGCGGTGAGATGTATAACAGCGTTAAGACATGGCTAAAAATTGGCGGGGCTATTGATGACCAAGAGACAGCCGATGATTTATCAGCACCTGAATATGTTGTTCGTCTTGACGGAAAAATAAAATTAGAAAGTAAAGATGATATAAAAAAACGCTTAGGTCGTTCACCAGGTAAAGCGGACGCACTAGCACTGACATTCGCCTATCCAGTCACCAAAATAGATAGAAATTATTCCTCACCTCATTCTGGCGTTAATGTCAGCAATTCAGATTACGATCCATTCGCATAAAAAAAGCCCTCTGGAGTAGAGGGCAAACAGTCCTAAGGTAAAGCACGCTGTCGTGGTAACAATACCGAGAAAAAATGCAGTGGCATTGCATAACCAAAATGGTAGTTATAATTTTCAATATTGTCAAATAACATGTATTATTAATTTAATATGCAATTTTGGTTAATTTAATGTATGGGTGAATTATGTGCGGATTAGGCTCAACTCCAAAAATTACTACTCCTCCACCAGTTCAGGCAGCACCTCAAGAACAAGATGCGGCAGTAACGGGTAGTCGTGATGATGAAATGCGTCGTCGCCGTGCAGCTGCAGGTCGTAAGTCTACGTTACTAACAGGTGCGCAGGGTGCGACAAGTTCAGCATCCACCAGCGGTAAAACCTTACTTGGTCAATAAGGGGTGACTATGTCAACGCCATTGAAACAACAGCTACTGCAACAACTTAATCAGTTGGAAACAGAGCGTAGCTCATTTGAACCGCATTGGCGTGAATTGTCAGATTTCACTCGTCCTCGTAGTACGCGCTTTACTGCGTCTGATGTTAATCGAGGAGATCGCCGTAATAGTAAGATCATTGACCCTACGGCGTCTTTAGCTTCATCGGTGCTTTCAAGTGGCATGATGTCAGGCATTACAAGTCCTGCTCGTCCTTGGTTTCGTTTAGCGACACCTGATCCTGATTTAATGGATTATGGCCCTGTAAAACTTTGGCTAGAAACCACAGAACAACGCATGAACGAAGTGTTCAATCGTTCTAATCTCTATCAGTCATTACCGTTGATGTATGGGGATTTAGGTACCTTTGGCACTGCAGCAATGGCGGTTGTTGAAGATAGCCAGCGTATTATCCGTACCGTTCATTTCCCTCTTGGCAGTTACTACATTGCGAATAGCCCAAGCCTGAGTGTTGATGTTTGCTATCGCAAATTTACGATGACCGTTCGCCAGTTGGTAATGGAGTTCGGGATTGATAGCGTTAGCGACACTGTTAAATCAATGTGGAATTCAAGCCAGTACAGCCAATGGGTTGAAGTGGTTCATGCCGTATATCCAAACCTTGAACGACAAATAGGAAAGTTAGAGGCGAAGCACAAGCCTTTTAAATCCGTTTATCTTGAAGTGGCGGGTGATCACGAGAAAGTGTTACGTGAGTCTGGCTATGATGAATTTCCTATCATGGCGCCACGTTGGGAAGTCAATGGTGAAGATGTTTACGGTTCATCTTGCCCTGGTATGTTGGCGTTGGGTGGTACTAAAGCACTTCAATTAATGCAAAAGCGTAAAGCGCAGATGATTGATAAGCTGACCAATCCACCTTTACAAGTGCCAGCCTCATTAAAAAACCAACGGGTAAATACCATACCTGGAGGCATTAACTATCTTGATGAGGTAAATCCTACTAATAAAATTCAAACGATTTTTGATGTTCAACCCGTAGCATTGAAAGCACTACTTGAAGATGTTCAAGATACCCGTCAACTGATTGATACCGCTTACTTTGTTGATTTGTTCCGCATGATGCAAATGGTGAATACGCGCTCTATGCCGATTGAAGCCGTTGTTGAGATGCGAGAAGAGAAGCTATTGCAATTAGGCCCTGTTCTGCAGCGCCTTGATTCTGAGTTACTCGACAAGCTGATTAATCGCACTTTCTCAATCTTGGTAAACAAAAATTTACTTCCCATTGCACCTGATGAAATGCAGGGAATGGATCTAAAGGTTGAGTACATTTCTGTTATGGCTCAGGCACAGAAAGCGATTGGTGTTGGCAGTATCGAACGCTTTGCTGGCTTTGTTGGCAATCTGGCAAAAGTTAAGCCTGAAGCCCTTGATAAGCTTAATGCTGATGATGCTATTGATAATTATGCGTCCGCTATTGGTGTCTCTCCAACTATCGTTGCAACCAATGAGCAAGTACAAGCCATACGTCAACAACGACAAGCACAGCAACAACAAATGGCTCAGATGCAAATGGCGCAGTCTGCTATTGATGGTGCTAAAACGCTCAGTGATACCAATCTTGATAATGATAGTGCCTTGTCCGCTATGGCGGGTGGAGGTGCTCAATGACACATCCATTCGATGCGTATGAAGACGAGAGAATTGCTCGCACCGAATACGATATTCAACAAAAAAATAGGCAAGAGAAAGAAGAACAACAGCTAAAAGAGGTTATGTCCACAGAAGCTGGGCGTGCTGTTATTTGGCGTTTGATTTCTGACTCTGGCGTATTTCGTAGCTCTTTTTCTAACGATCCCTATGCAATGGCATTTAGAGAGGGCGAGCGTAACTATGGGTTAAAAGTTTTCAATCAATTACACCAAGTTTGCCCTGAGCTTTATGCGCAAATGGCAAATGAAGCAGCTACACCAAGCGTTTAACAACGGGAGAAACAGTCATGAACTTATGGCAGAAATTAATCATGCGTCGCTTGTATAACGAGCAACACAGCGAGGGAGGTGAAGGCGGTGGCGGTACAGCAACGGAACCTACTCAAGAAACATCAGCAACAGATAAAAATGAGCCACCAGCAAATAGTGATGATCCTACTAAAAGCACTGAAAAAGAGAATGGTGGAGAGCAGGGCAAGCCGGCTGATAAGAAAAATAATGCCAATAAATCAGATGTAGGTGCGCCTGAAAAGTATGAATTTAAAGCACCAGAAGAAGGGCAAGAGCTTGATAAAGGTGCATTAGAAGTCTTTGAGCCGATTGCTCGTGAGCTGAATTTAAACAACGAACAAGCGCAAAAACTGGTTGATGTTTATGGCTCTAAAATCATGCCTGCTATTCAGAAACAAATCAATGATGGTTGGCAAAAGCAGACTGAGCAATGGGTTAAAACTGTTAAAGCAGATGAAGAATTAGGATCAAATGAGTCTATTGGTGCAGCACAAAAGGCATTAGATACCTATGGTTCTGATGATTTGAAATTGTATTTAACAGAAACAGGGTTAGGTAATCACCCAGAGATTATTCGGGCTTTTGCCAAGATAGGCAAAGCAATGTCAGAGGACGGTCTTGTCACTGGCAACAGTAACGGCAGTAAAAGTGCTGCTGATGTTTTATTTGGATAACAAAGAGGAAATAACATGCCTGCTTTAACTCTCGTTGATTGGGCTAAACGACAAGGCCCTGACAGCAAGCAAGCGAAGATTGTTGAGCTGTTAAGTCAAACTAATGAAATATTAGATGACATGGTTTTTGTTGAAGGCAACTTGCCAACAGGCCACCGTACAACCGTTCGTACTGGTTTACCATCTGCAATATGGCGCTTGCTTAACTATGGTGTTCCGCCTAGTAAATCAACCACAGCACAAGTAACCGATACAACGGGTATGCTGGAAACTTACTCTGAAGTTGATAAAAAACTGGCTGATCTAAATGGTCAGAAAAATGAGTTTTTACTGTCAGAATCTCTTGCATTTATTGAGTCAATGAATCAGGAAATGGCAGAAACTTTAATTTATGGTGATACATCTGTACATCCTCAGCGCTTTACGGGTTTAGCCGCACGCTTTAACGATATGAAAGCGAAGAATGCCGTCAACATTATTGATGCTGGTGGTACTGGTAGTAACTTAACTTCTATTTGGTTAGTGGTATGGGGTGAAAATACGGTTCATGGCATTTTCCCTAAAGGTTCTAAAGCAGGTTTAGAACAAAACCATTTAGGTGAAGTGACGTTACAAGATGATAATGGTGGTAAATATCAGGGGTATCGCACCCATTTTAAATGGGAAAATGGACTAACGGTGCGTGACTGGCGTTATGTCGTCCGTATCGCCAATATTGATTTATCTAAAATTGGTAAAGATCCAGAAAAGGAAGATGCTCTTGACCTTCCTGACTTATTGATTCAAGCAATTGAAAAAATTCCTAATTTATCATTAGGCCGTCCAGCTATTTATTGTAATCACCAAATCCGTAGCTGGATGCGTCGCCAAATTAAAAACAGTAAAAACGTCAATATTTCTATGGCAGAAGTGGCAGGTAAGAAAGTCGTCACATTCGATGAGATCCCTGTTCGCCGAGTTGACACCATTCTAACGACAGAAGATCAGGTGAAATAAGTTATTGCGGTGTCGTTTAACGGCTCCGCTAACTTTCATTTATTTGGAGATAGTCAAAATGATTTTAGATAAAGAAACGCTTTTTTCACTGGATCAGGCTGTTACTGCATCTGCTGTAAGTAAGCAAATTATCGACTTAACGCCAGTGCATGGCACATTTCGTGATATCGGTATTGGTGAGCCATTAGAGCTGTTTGCACAAGTGACTGAACAGGCTAAAGCAGCAGGTGAAGCGACGGTTCAAATTAAGTTAGAAACCGCTACAGACGATAAATTCTCTGATGCTAAATCTATCTTTGAATCTGTGGCAATACCAATTGCTGATTTAAATGCAGGTAAACGTATTGTGGCGAAAGTACCTCAAGGCGTTCTGAAGTACCTGCGCCTGCAATATGTTGTTGCAGAAGGTCCATTAACGGCGGGTAAGTTCACTGCGGGCATTAACCTAACTGTTGATGCTCATCCTATTTACGATGCTGTAACTCAATAAGGTGTGACATGTCACGATATAAGGTTTTAAAAAAATCATTTATCGCTGGGCGTCTACTTGAAATCGGTGAAGAGGTTGAGTACGACGGTATAGCTGGTGATAACTTAGCGTTAATTGGTGGCGCTGATGCTCGACTTAATACTCATAGTGTGGCTGATGGAGCCAGTGATAATACTGGTGAAGGCATAAGTAATATTGCTGTTAGCGGTTCAGGTGTGGCGATTGATTCAAGCCTTGATGCGCTTCGTGAGCAATATACCCAGCTATTTGGTAAAGCACCTCATCACAATATGGGCGCAGATAAAATGCGCACCGCAATAGATGAAAAGCGGAAAGAACTAGGGGTTTAACCCCCGATGATAAAGGGGGGCGAGAGCCCCTTTTTTATTTTCTACTTGAGCCGAGAGATATCCAATGAAACTAATCAATCTAAAAACCAGCACAGAAACTTATGAAAATGCCAAAGGTGAAAAAGAAACCCGTGAAGAATATCCATACGGGCTACGTATTTCACTTGAAAACGACACAATAGAAAAATTAGGTGTTTCTATTCCTGATGTTGGTGAAAGTATTGAGCTGTCTGCTGTTGCCAAAATACTGTCTAAATCCATTAATGAACGCGAAGGGAAGAAGTCAGTATATGTAGAGTTACAAATAACCGATTTGGCTCTAGGTGCCGGCGACACTAAATCAACGGCAGATGTTCTTTTTGATGGGGGTGAGTAATGGCCTCAGAAATTGAAATCTGCAATATTGCATTAAGTCGCATTGGTAATAGTCGTTCAATTAATAGCATGACCGAAGCCAGCAAAGAAGCCGTTCAATGCAACCTTCATTATGCGCAATGCCGTGATAGTGTGCTGGCCGATTTTCCTTGGAACTTTGCGACTAAAAAGGTGGCATTAGCCAATACAAATAATCCCCCACCTAATTGGGCGTATGCCTATCGCTATCCTAATGATTGTCTAAAGGCCATTGGTATTGTCGAACCTCATCAAAAGTACCGTAGACCAGATACAGCAATCCATTTTCATGTTGGTTCAGATGAAAACGGTACTGGTCGATTAATTTTTACTGATCACCCTAGTGCTTGGCTTGAATATGTTGCACGTATTACTGACGTCAATATGTTTGATGCGTTATTTAAAGATGCGCTTGCATGGCGTTTAGCTGCTGAATTGGCTCGTCCATTGGCATCAAATGCGGGTATTGGTGGTGAGGCATTACAAATTTACCAAGGTGTTATTAAAAGCGCGGCCGCACATTCATTAAGTGAGTCAGCAGAGCCAACTGATTATATGGATGAATTCACACAAGCGAGGTTGTCATAATGCCATTTAGTCTTATTCAACCTAGTTTTTCAGGCGGTGAAATTGCACCAAGCCTATATGGTCGTGTTGATCTTGCGAAGTATTCAACTGCACTGCGCAAGTGCCATAACTTTATTGTTCGTCAATATGGTGGCGTTGAAAATAGACCAGGCACACGATTTATTGCTGAAACAAAGTATCAAAATAAGAAGTCTCGCCTTATTCCTTTCCAATTCAGTACAGTACAAACCTATGCGTTAGAGTTTGGTGATCGTTATATTCGTGTGTTTAAAGATGGTGGGCAGGTTCTCTATGCTGATGGTGAACATAAAGGCGAAGTGTTTGAATTAGCGACACCTTATAAAGAAGCTGATTTGTTTGATTTGAAGTATACGCAATCAGCCGATGTTATGACGATTGTTCATACTGATTATCCACCAATGGAGTTACAGCGTTACGATCATGATGATTGGAAGTTAGTCTCCGTTGAAACAAAGAATGGCCCCTTTGAAGATATCAATACCGATAAGGCAATGAAAGTTTATGCCAGTGCAAGCACGGGGAAAATTACGTTAACGTCTACGCATGATATTTTTGGTACCGAGCAAATAGGTAAGCAGTTCTATTTAGAGCAACGTGATATTGATGCGGTTCCTGTATGGGAAACAGATAAAACAACCAACCTTAATGATCAACGCCGTGCTGATAGTAACTACTATCGTGCCAATAGTGGCGGTAAAACAGGAACACTAAGACCGTCTCATACTGAAGGAATGAGCTGGGATGGTTGGGGTGGTGATACAGGGATCCAGTGGGAATATTTGCATAGTGGTTTTGGTATCGTAAAAATTGAAACTGTTAGTGAAGATGGCAAAACAGCCACAGGAAAGGTGATCTCTTATATTCCATCCAATGCCGTTGGTGAAGATAATGCAAGCCATAAATGGGCGCGTGCAGTGTGGAATGATGTTGATGGTTATCCAAGCACCGTTGTTTATTATCAACAACGTTTATTCTTTGCCGGCTCTCGTGCTTATCCACAAACGATATGGGCCAGTCGTAGCGGTGACTATAAGGACTTTGGACGCAACAACCCTATCCAAGATGATGATCGCATTATCTACACGTATGCAGGTCGTCAAGTTAATGAAATTCGCCATTTGATTGATGTCGGTTCGCTGGTGGCATTGACCTCTGGCGGTGAATATCAAATCACGGGTGATCAGAACAAAGTACTTACACCTTCCAGTTTTTCAATGTCATCACAAGGGGCTAACGGTTCAAGTGATTTACCTCCAATCTCTGTTGCGAACATTGCGCTTTATATACAAGAGAAAGGCAGTGCTGTGCGTGATTTATCGTATTCCTTTGATGTCGATGGGTATCAAGGCACTGACTTAACTATGTTGGCAAATCACCTATTTCAACGCCACCGTATTGTTGATTGGTCATTTACTACGGTTCCATATTCTATTGCATGGTGCATTCGTGACGATGGGTTAATGCTGGCTTTAACCTATTTAAGAGAACAACAAGTTTTTGCATGGGCGCCACAATCGACAGAAGGGAAATTTGAGTCAACGTGTTCGATCAGTGAAGGCAATGAAGATTCAGCCTATTTTATTGTTCAGCGTACAGTAAACGGTAAACAGGTTCGATATGTAGAGCGCTTGGCTAGCCGTTTATTTACTCGTACAGAAGATGCTTTCTTTGTGGATTCAGGCTTAAGTTATGACGGTAGAAACACAGATGATGTAAAAACAGCAACCATCACGGGTGGATCAGGTGAGTGGAACTATCAAGAAAACTATCAATTAGTGATTTCAGGCAATCCGGTCTTTAGTGCTTCTGATATTGGTAGTGCCGTCAATATTCCTTATTTTGAAGATAATGAACATAAAGAGCTTCGCTGTAAGATTGTTCAATATGTATCTGAAAATCAAGTGGTTATTTCTGCTAATCGCAATATTCCACCAGTATTACAAAATACGTCCACTACTGAATGGAGCATAGCCCGCTATCGCTTTGCTGGCTTAAATCATCTTGAAGGTAAGACAGTTAATATTCTTTCCGATGCTAATGTTTCACCGCAGGCCATTGTCACCAATGGTACAGTGGAAATTGATACGCCATCAGCCGTAGTACATATCGGATTACCTATTACCAGCGAATTAGAAACGCTTGATATCCATATCAATGGGCAAGAAACATTACTTGATAAGAAGAAACTTATTAAGGTTGCCAGCTTAATTGTAAATAGTAGTCGGGGTATTTGGGCTGGTACTGAAAAAGAACGGCTATATGAGTATCCTCAACGTCAATTCGAGTTTTACGACAATCCTGTTGATGATGCCACAGGCATTGTTGAAATTAATTTAGATGCAGATTGGAGCAAAAACGGACGTGTCTTTATTAGACAGGTTGATCCGTTACCGTTAGCGGTGCTCTCTGTTATTCCGCGTATTGATGCTGGTGGTTTCTAATATGAAAAAACATCATGTACAAATTATTCCTGCTACTCATGAACATGTTGTTCGTTTATTACCACATGTAAGACAAGCTGATGTTGATGAGTTCTACGCTATGTCAATGCAAACACCTGAGCAAGTATTACGACATGGCTTATCTGTTTCTACTAAAGCCTATGCCGGCATTATTAATGATGAAGTCGTGACTATTTTTGGTGTTGCTTCTGGCTCATTACTTACTGGTTTAGGTATCCCTTGGCTAGTGGGGACTGATTTATTAGAGCAACACCAGAAAACCTTTCTACGACGCTGTAAACCCATCTTAAAACAGATGTTAGGGCAATACCCAACACTTATGAATTATGTCGATGAACGTAATCATATTGCTAAGGCGTGGCTCCATTGGTTGGGGTTTCAGATTGAAGAAGCAAAGCCAGCAGGTTTACTTCAGTTACCTTTCCATCGTTTTACATTGAGGGCTAAATAATGTGTGAACCAACAACATTAGCGGCTGCAGTGATTGGTACTTCTGCATTGCAAGCATACGGACAATATACCGATGGTAAATTTCAAGCATCAGTGGCTAATCAAAACGCCAAAATTAATGAAGATGCTGCACTTGATGCAATTAATAAAGGCAATGCTCAGGCACAAGAACAGCGTAGACGCACTCGCCAATTAGCAGGTACACAGGCAGCAACAATGTCAGCCAGTGGCATTGATTTAAGCACGGCGGGGGCTTTAGATATTTTGGGTGATACTGCCGCATTGGGTGAGCTTGATGCGTTAACTATGGTTAATAACGCTTCTCGTGAAGCGTATGGCTATCGTATGCAAGCTGAGAATGATCGCCTTAATGCAAAAATGGCAAGACGCTCAGGCAATATGGGGGCAATGACAACGTTATTAACAGCACCGATTCAAGCTTATGGCGCATATCAGTTGGCTGGTGGTACATGGAGTCCATTCGGTGGTGGTGGCTCAGGTGCTGCTAAAGCCGGTAAGACATTTGCTAAAGCACCAAAAGGATTTTAATCATGCCAAAGGTTCCTACATACGATAATAGAACGGTTATGCCTGAGCAGTTACCAAATAATGGGTTTTCTGTTCAATCATCACCTGATGCTTTTGGCGCTGGCTTTGGTCGTGTTGGTGAGCAATATGTCGGTTTATTTGCAGAAGCAAAACAAAGAGCCAACGTTGCACTGGCGCAAGATGCCCTATTGCAACTCCAAGACCATGCAGATGATCTGTTTAATAATCCTCAAACGGGTTTATACACGAAGCAAGGTAAAAATGCAGTTGGTCAATCTGATGAAATAATTTTCAATATAGAATCAAAAGGGCAAGAGTTAATGTCACAATTGCCTGAAGGTTCACAAGAAGATTTTCTTAAACAATTTAATGTGATTAAAAGACAGTATGCTAATCAGACTAAATCTTATGAATTAAAAGAAGTTCAATCATTTGAAGCTAGTCGGAATGATGGGATTGTCGCTGGCTATGCAAAAAATGCTTCTGATAGTTTCAATAATCCTCAAGCTTTTATTAGTTTTATGACATTGGGGCAACATAGTATTGTTGAATTCAATCGTGCTCGTGGTATTAGCGAGGAAGAAATTTCAGCAAAAGTAGATAATTTTAACAATCAAGTTGCTTGGACTGCTGCACAGAATGCAATGGCAACTGATGCTATGGGAACATTTAATGTAATAGGTGAACCATCAGATATTGGTGGTGTTATTCGTGTTCCAAGTAATACATCAAATAGTTCTTCTGATCCTGATGATAGAAATGGAAGAAATAATAATCCGGGTAATATCAGAGTTTCTGATAACAAATGGGAAGGGCAAATAGGAGATGATGGTGAATTTGTTCGTTTTGCCACACCAGAGCATGGTGTACGTGCTTTAGGTAAAAATCTGCTTACTTATCGCAATAACGGTATTGTTACGATAAACCAGATAATTAGCCGTTATGCGCCAGAAAAAGATGGCAATAAAACAGATAAATATATTGCTTTCGTCTCAGATAAATTAGGTGTTGATCCGAATATACCGATTGATGTTAGCAATATCGAAACGTTGAAGAATATCACAACAGCTATTATGCAAATGGAAGGAAAGCATAGTGTTACAGACGATCAAGTAAACACAGGTCTTCAAGCTGCACTAGGGTTTACTAGGTTACCACAACCAGAGGCGTCACAATACCAAACGCAAAGTAGGCAAATTACTAATACTAATAGCCCATGGTGGAATCTACTAACACCTATGCAGCAATACCAAATCAGAAAACAAGGTGAAGCTGCGCAAAGTGAAAGAAGAAAGCAGTATTCTGATGAAATATCTTTAATTAATAAAAATATTTATGCTGCTACAGATGAAGGGTTGCAGCCTACAAATGTTCCTAGTGAAGCTGCTTATACCAGAGCGTATGGGGAATATAAAGGTCTTAAAGCCTATGCGGAAGTGCAAGAACAATTGAAATATGGAAGCATAATTGCTGCAGCAAGAGAGGTCAGCCCTGATAGCCGCTCTGATATTTTAGAACAGAATAGACCTAAAGACCCTAACGCTCCTAACTTTGCTGCTCAACAGCAGAGATATGAAAAGATGCGTATTAAGTTCAATGAGTTTGATAAAGCATGGGAAGCTAATCAAGGTGCTCAAATGGTTTCAAATGCAATTAATTATGGCATTCCACTTGATCCAAATAGCAAAAGTAATAAAGCAGCCACCGATAGTTATTATGCATCTCATTTTGCTAACCTTAATTTAAGCAATGAAGAACAGGTAACAGGTGTTCTTAAGCTAGTTGGAAATACAGGGATTATTCCTACGCAATTATTATCCCATCTTAACGCTGCCGCTGTTACCCAAGATGCAAAAACAGTGTTGCCTGCAGCTGACTTTGTTAGTCGATTATATGAAACAAACCCAACAGCAATAACAGGTATGTCAAAAGAAAAGCAGGCATTTTATTTACAAGTAAATCAACTTAGAAGCGTAGGTGTAGATGATACAAAATCTGTAGAACATGCTTATAACTTAACATATAAACAAACAGATGATGTAAAAGAGCAGTTATCAAAAGATCAATCTTCTACTGATTATAAAAATAATCGATTGAAGTCAGCAAAAGGCTTTGTGAGTGATCTAGGGCAGATTTTTCGTATTGATCCATCTGCTACTGATAAGACTAATGAAGCAGCCTTATTTAGAAATGATTATGAATCTTTATATGACCTTAATTATCGAATTGCTGGTGGTAATGATGAAATCGCCAAAAAGATGACCGATCAGCAAATATCAAGAAAATGGTCTATCACTGAAATAAACGGCAAAGCAGAATTAATGAAATATGCCCCAGAAGCATTATATAAAGGAGGGCCTGATGGATGGCAAGCAAAACAATGGGAAGAGGAGAAATGGAAATTAAAATATGGTGAAGAGCGTAAAAGCAATCAAGATATAGGATTCAGAGTAAATAACACAACAGGAGGAATTGATACTTCAGAGAATAAACCTAAACCCATAGTTGATGGTGAAATTATCTTAGTTGTCGATCATCTCACACCTAGGAATGGTGATTACGCCATATTTATTTCCAAAGAAGATAAGAATGGAATACCAACTTTACAGCCTTATCATGATGAATCAGGTTCTAAAATAAGATATAAGCCTGAATTAGAGAGTTATAAGCCATATCAAGATTTACTTGCAGAAGCCGCTGAATATGAAATTAAGCAAGATGCTAAAGGTCAAGCAAGGAGAGCATTCTATGATCGTCATGATGAGTTTGATAAGCAGTATGAACAAGCTCATGAGCAACGTATTGAAAGGCAGAAAGAGCAATTAAGTAGCTATTTTTCTTGGGGAGGTAATGAATAATGCCAATTTATCCAGAAACAGAAGGACCTACTAATAACTTTACGCTTCCATATACTAAAGGCTGGGATACGCCGTATGAAGTTGGAATTAACCCAAAACCTCAAGAAGAAGGCCCGTCAGTGATGGGCGCTGCATTTAGGCAGTATAATATACTTTCAGGGTTATTTAATCCTGCGCCTGATTTTGAAAGAGAGGATGATTATAACCCTTACAATGATCCTAATGAGTTAGATGGTTACAAAATGTGGGCTACAAAATTCGCAGACTCACGTTCTCCTCAAGAAACCGCATGGATAAAACAACAAATAGATAATGAAAATCAGGATAGACAGCATTTAGCTGAATCAGGTTGGCAAGGTACTCTAGCTTCTTTCACTGCGGGGTTATTGGATCCTATAACACTAGGAAGCCTGTTGATTCCAGGTGCGCAAGGAGGGCTTATTGCAAAAGCATCTACTACCGCAGCAACGGTTGGTCTAAGCACTGCAGCTAGTGAGTTTATATTACATCAGCAACAATACACTAGAACATTTGAAGAAAGCGTAATACATACAACTGCAGGTGCTATTTTGGGCGGTATGGTTGGTAGTGCTGGCCACTTGATAAGCGCAGAGGTAAAAAAGAGAGCTACTAATGAAATTGGTAACTCATTGGCTCAATCGCTCTCTGGTGGTAGTGTTGGCGCTCAAAGGGTAGCAGAAACAACATTAGCTCAAGAAGCAATGAAAGGACCGAATTGGGCTAATTCTGTCATGAAAATGACACCGATCGGGCGTTTAATGGATTCACCAGCCGTTACCTCTCGTAGAACAGCACAGTTATTAGCTGAAAATAATTTCACAACAGCAAAGAATCTTGAAGGAATTGCGACACCTGCAGCTGTTGAAACTAAAATTAGAATGTGGTCACGTAATGAAGCTGCAGTCATTATAACTACTAATAGTGGCTATGCTAAATATCGTGCTGCTGGTGGAACAGGCAGACGTTTTAATTTTGCTGTTGAAGTGACAAAAGCAATGCGTAGAAATGATACAAGTGCAAACCCTGTTGTTCAGGAAACAGCTCGTGCACTGCGACCTGTTTTAGATAATGTGAGGGCTGAATTACAAGCTGTGGGTCTTTTACCAAGTGATTTAAAGCTTATAGGTGGCATGAGCTACTTCCCTCGCTTGTATCGTGTAGGTGAAATACTTTCTAGACGAAGCGAATTTAAAAAAATATTAACGGACTACTGGTCAAGAAGCGAAAAGGTAGTTTTGGAAGACTTAGAAGTTGCTGCTGATGAAGTAATTAACAAAATTACTGGAGCCATGAGACCACAAGACTATGCCAATGCTTTTTCAGTTAAGCTACCTGGATCAACTAAATCTCGAACTTTAGCGATACCTGATGAATTAATTGAAGAATTTTTGGAGAATGATGTCCGCTATGTTTTGCAACATCATATACGAGATGCTGCTCCTAATGTTGAGTTAACGCGTGCTTTTGGTGAATCTTCGATGGAGCGAACAATACGCAGCATCGAGGATGAATATGACGAACTCATGAAAGGTAATCCTTCGGTACTAAGAAAAGAACTTGAAACTAAATATGCTGATAAGAAAAATAACATGTCAGAAAAGGAGTATTTTAAATTTATTAATCAAGAGCTTGATGCAGCACAAAAAGAAGCTATTCAAGCGCTAGAAAAATCAGGTGAAATTAGACGCTTAAGTAAGTTGAAGCTACGTGATGTAGAAGACATCATGGCGATGAGAGATAGGGCTTTAGGTGTCTATAAACGTCCTGATAACCCTTCAAATGCATTTATTCGAGCTGGTAATGTTCTGCGTAATCTCAACTTCTTAACTATGCTTGGTGGAATGACTGTTTCAGCAATCCCTGATGTTGCTCGTGCCGTTATGGTCAATGGCTTTAGTAAAACATTTAACGTTTATGGTAAATGGTTATCTCGTAGTGATGTGTGGAAAGCTGGTAAGGAAGAGTTAAGAAAAATGGGCGTTGGTCTAGATGTATACTTATCAGACCGTAGTCGAGCAATAGCTGATTTGACAGATGGATATGCTCAACGTAGTGCCTTAGAGTCTGGTTTAGATTATATGACTGGTAAATTTGGAAATTTGACTCTAATGAATCAATGGAACTCATTCCATAAGACAATAAATGGTATAAATACTGCTGATATTATTCTAGGGTCTCAGGCTTCTAATGCTAGGCTAGCCAAGCTAGGTATTGATGAAGGCATGCTGGGCCGTATTCAACAACAATTTGCTAAACATGGTGAAACAGTTGATGGACTGCGTATAGGTAATAGCAGTAAATGGGATGATCCTGTTGTTCGCGGTGCTTTTGAATCTGCCGTCATGAAAGACGTTAATAATACAGTTATAACTCCTGGTATTGGTGATACTCCATTATGGTCTAGTGGTCTGTTTGGAAAACATATATTCCAATTTAAATCGTTTATTTTTGGCTCATTTAATCGTGCAACAATAAGCGGAATACAGGCTGGAGATGCTCATTTTTATTACGGAATGGCTCTGCAAATTATGCTGGGTTCATTAACTTATGCGATTAAAAATACATTAGCTGGCAGGGATGTCGATTGGTCACCTGAGAAACTTATTATTGAGGGTGTTGATCGCTCAGGTATATTAGGTCCATTAATGGAATTTAATAACATATTAGAGAAAGCCAGTGAAGGAACAATAGGATTAGGTCCAGCGCTAGGTACTGGTACGCAATCACGCTACGCTAGTCGTGGTCTTGTTGGTGCCACCGCAGGTCCAACATTTGGTACATTAGAAAACTTACGTGAGATATCGAGTGGCATTCTAAGTGGTAACTTTGATGATGGCCCGATCAGAGCAGCAAGACAAATAATACCAGGGCAGAATCTGCCTTACTTTGCTCCGATACTTAATAAAGTTGAAGAAAATCTGAAATAAATTTATTAGAAAGCCGATATGTATCGGCTTTTATATACAATTTAATGGGGATATACCAAATCCAAAAATAAGCGTTTCACCTGATTTATCATAATAATTAAGTATTATATTTTTATTTTTCTCTCTTGCGGTTATGAATGGATACAGTGTTGAGTCTGGAAATAGAGGTTCACCATTTAGTTTTTTACAATACATTTCACGTAATGAATCCTTCATTAAGGAAGGTTTGTTAGCGATAAACTCTAAAAAATTAGTTGTTTCATCATGAGTAAACATTTTTAGTTTAATACTTAATTCTATTTTAGAATCATCACTATAAGCGATGAAAACATCGTAATTGTTATTCGGTTTTTCATCTTCTGGTAGTGGTATTACATATTCCTTAAAGAAATTAGCATTTGAATCAGTTAGAAAGATGCTTTCATCCTTGTTTATCTGTTCCCAGCCCATGTTTACAAATGGGTAGCTAATTGCGCCTAATACAAATACAAGTGAGTAAATTAAAAATTTTTTTATTTTCATTTTAATTATCCTTGTTTACTTTCTGTAATGAAGTTAACGACTTAATATATTAAGTCGTTGTTTTATTGTATCGTCAAGATTAATATGAACCTTTAATATTAGAAAGGTGGATGAAGATAGATTAGGTAATAAATATGAAAAAAATATTAGTTGTTATTTCAGTAATATTTGTATTATCTGGATGTCAGACAGAAGCAAAATTTAAGAAAAACATGAACTCGTGGGTAGGTAAAGATATAGGTGATCTGGTTGATTTGTGGGGATATCCAGATAATGAAAGATATTTAAAAAATGGTAACACAGTTTATATTTATTCATCTGGCGGTACGTTCATAACACCAAGCAATACAACGTATAACACTAGAGGTAATGTTTACGGTAATAACTATTATTCAACTACCACAGCCACCACAACAGGTGGGTTCCCAATTACTTTTAATTGCACTGTATCCATTGAATTTAATAAAAAAGATATAATCCGTAAAGTGCGTTGGAAGGGGAATAATTGCGTATCTTATTAACGAACTCTAAATAAAGCACCAGCCTAAACTGGTGCTTACTTGTCACTATAACCGACTAATCAAACTTTCTACATATTGATGGTGTGTGCGTATTTCTTGCATTGCACCATTCATTTCTAATAGTGATTCACGAACCCAACGTAATGTTCTTTCTGCTTCATCAACGTTGTGCCCATCTTTTTTCAGATAATTGAGTAGATTATGTAAAACATCTTTTTTGGGGTTACGCATAAAATCATCCAGTAATTCGATGCGATTTTTACGAGTGCGAGGAAAACTATATTCTTTAGCAACTTGCCCAGCAGGGATAAATTCACCTTCATGGATGGTGCGTTGCAGTTGATCGACAAGTGCTAGTAATTCTTCTGTTGATGCGTTGTTTGGTAATGAGTTACCGACACGAGTATTAGGTTTATGTTTAGTGAAATAGTTATCTTCTAAAATTTCGAATACATCCCATGCACGATCGGTGTCTAACATTTTAGCATGGCGTGCAGCACCACGTTCTGTCCATAACATGAGGGAGCGAACATTACGAGCTATTTTCACAGAAGGTCTTAAAGACATGCTGTGCTTAAACTCTCGTAATTCGGTACTTTCAAGTAAAAAGAAATGTTTTCCTGCAACAAAACGTTGAGAATTACGACTGTAATTTTTGCGGATATAATCCGATTCCGTTCCGTATAAATTAGCAAGCGATTCTGTGGTAACCACAGGTGAATTATTATGAATAATCGATGGTAAATGAGATACATGGGAGATGGAAATATCTAAGTTTGTCATGATGTTTACCTTATTTAGTTAGGTTAAACACCACCACAGAGACCAATCTGTTTGGTGGTGAACTGTACGAGGTTGGTCTTACCGGACACCATGACGCATAAACCGGCGCATCTTTCGATGCCCCCGTACAGCCCACCATTGAATAGGTGTAGCTATACAAAAAAGAAAACCGCAAGGCGCGGTTATGCGACAAGATGTTTAAGCAGGAGACCAATCCCGACATCAGATTTTGCTGATGTAATATCACTATGGCGCATAAATAAGGGGTTGTAAATTACCAAAATGGTTATGTTATTGCAATTTGTTTATTTGGTTGTTAACCATTTAGAGTAAATAGCACCGTCTAAGCGGTGCTTTAATATTTCACTTTTTAAGCTCAAATAAAATACATTCCACTAATGGTATTATATTTTTATTGCCTCTCATTTTTTGGACTATAAAGTTCCTCATTGCTATCAGTTCTACAAGTGGAGCTGATACATCATGACCATCTTCTCCCATCTTTGTTAAAAGTGCTTCAAGGTTTGATTTTGTAATTAACTTTTCAATCCCTTCATCTGTATTCACTACATCTGGATAGTTAGCTGGTGCAGGGTATTCATACTTCTTTTCCATGGCTAAAGTCCTCACTAATGAAAACGGTCACGCAAACTATAATAACGTAAATGTATTAAAATGTTTATCCAAATGGTTAATCTAATTATCTATTTGGTAACCATTATTGCAAATATGGATATATTTTATAGTTAAACGTATCATGTCCTCATTAAAACCAGAGGAGATGAGCAATGACGGTATCTACTGAACTAAGCCATGAAGAGTATGTAGGCAATGGCGTAACAACGGATTTTGATTTTCGATTCCGTATTTTTGAAAGCAGACATTTGATTGTTGTCGTTGCTGACAACGATGGTAATGAAACTACATTAAAGAATGGTACTGATTACACTATTGTTGGTGCAGGTTCTTATCATGGCGGTAAGGTGGTTTTAAATAAACCATTAGCCAGAGGATGGACGATATTATTAGAACGCGATCTGCCTGTTGTGCAAGAAACTGATTTACGTAATCAGGGTAAATTCTTTGCTGAAGTGCATGAAGATGCTTTTGATTATTTAACAATGTTAATTCAAAAGGCACTGGGCACTTTCTCTTTAAGCTTACGTAAGCCTACCTATCTGTCGAACTACTATGACGCTAAAGGAAATCGTATTGCTAATTTAGCATCGCCTAAAGTAGGTACTGATGCCGCTAATAAAGACTATGTTGATAACAGCATTAAGTATATTGATAGTAATACGTTGAGAGTCAAGGATAACCCTATTAATGCGTTACCAAACACTGAACAACGCGCCAATAAAATTTTAGCGTTTGATTATAATGGCCAGCCAATTACTGTTTTGCCAGAGAGTGGTTCTGCTTCTGATGTATTGATTGAATTTGGTAAGCCCACTGGTGCATCAATGATTGGTGTACAACCAAGCGGGAATCTTCAGCAAATAATTAATTTCATTACATTTGAGCAGTTTGGTGCCATTGGTGATGGTGTTCATGATGACACGCAATCAATCAATGATGCGATTAGTTATTTAAACCCATATCCAAATAAAGCATCCTCTAATGAAATGCTCGCTATAAACAATGCGGGTGGTGGGGTGATAAAATTACAGCATGGGAAAAAATACAGATTCACAAAAACATTAAATATTCCATCAAACATCTCAATTATTGGTGATTCAATGTTCTCACAAAGGGAGCCATCTAGCTGTTTGTTTTATGATGGAGACATTAATAGCGCAGCATTAGCAACCTTAACTTACAAATTAAATGCTGATGGAATTTATGATATTAATAGAGATTATGACTATCTGCCAGATGGTACAGAGTTTGATAGTGGTAAATATTATTCATGTGGCAGGAATGTAGAGTTATCATGCTCTATAATAACAAAACATAGAACAAAAGTCGGTCTTTTTTGGGTTGGCGCGTCTGGAGGTTCAACATATAAACTTAGCATTGGAGAGAATGGAATTAGTGACGATTATCATACCCCCTTGTGCGCTATGGTTAGCTGCTGCTCTTGGGGTAGCGTTCACTACCACCCTAGATTGTTAGCATACTCACAAGTTCTTCACTGTGAAAATGCTAACGGTGGAGTTACGTTTTACAGTCCTTACGCAAATAGACCGGGCACAGAAAATAGCGAGAATGAGGAACCAGTGTATGGTGATTTCAATTTAATCGGTGCGGTTGGAATTTCATGTAAAAATGCAGAGCCAAATTTTATAGAGCCAGTTATTGAGCATTCTTATTACCCTATGGTTATAGATTCATCAGTAGTTAATGTTATCGGTAACTACATTGAGTCTACCGGTTCAAAAATAAAAAATACTTACTACATTAGTAATAACAGCAAGGTATCGATAAAAAGCCCAACATTTACTCATTCAGTAAATATACCTGGATCATCAGTTTTTTATTTTAAAAACATGAGTGAATTAAACTCAAGAGTGTTTATCGATGGCAATATCCATCCAACACTTGGTTACACTTTATGCTATGGAGAGAACTCTGGTAGAGCTTTAAATTTGCAAGACGTTCCGGTTGCTCAGCTTCAGTACGGAAAGATTGGTGACGCATCACTCATTAACAGTATATCGTTTATAAAAACATACACTAGGATATTTATCAATGAGTCAACAGGCAGTGATATTAATTATGGTCTACATGGAACCTCTCCAGTTAAAACGTTAAAAAAAGCACTTGAGCTGGCTGATTGTTACAAATTCGATAATATATCAATCTACACTCAAACCACCGTTAACTACAGCGGTGTCGATGAATACATTGACTTACCTAAAGGAATTTCATCAATATCTTTTGATGGCATAGGGAGTTTAAATATCGGTAACGCAAGAGTGAGAGTTAATTCTGATTTAGCAATAAATAACAAAGTCAGAATGAACAGTAATAAAAGTTCAGTGTTTTATTTAAATAAAGGGGTTAGCTGTCATTTTCATATTGAAAAAGAAATCACTGGCTCTTATTCATCAATTCATTTTAGCGGATGTAATATAGTTCATGCTTCCATTGTAGAATCTGTTAATTTGTCGAATTTAACGTTATTTGTTTCATCTGAAAACAAAAAGAATCAGGGTGTTTTAATAGGTGTTGCTGAGTTTCCTGAGCAAAACAAGCCATCTTCTGGAGTCTCATTAAATCAATATATTAATTCCTCATTATTTATGATGAGTTAATATACTTGTATAGATACTTATTATTCAAGTTGAGTCCAAGTTTTATTTTATAAACCATGCATTTTTGGTTATTTATTTGGTCATGTAGTATCATGGTTGTTCATTAATCACTGGTACTACACTCATGCAAGAAGATGTCTACACAAAAGCCGGGATCGGCACTACTGCTTTTCTTGGCTACTTCGCAGGGCTTCCAGCCGAAGTTGTTATGGGTTCACTGTTGGGAGCCATCTTCTTTACCACTGCTGCTACTGAATATAGCTTTAAACGTAGATCACTATTGGCTTTTCTGAGTTTCGTTTGTGGTCTTATATTCTTTAGCCCCGCAGCAACTATCTTTATTTCTGTTACTAGTCTTTTCGGTGTGAAACCTGAGCAATACGAAATCGAACATATCGATGCTGTAGGTGCTTTTGTTTCCGCTTTGCTTGTGGTTAAGTTAAGCGTAAAAGCATATGGAAGGGCTGATATACCGAAACAAGGAGGGCAACAATGAAATGCGAAACATTGCTCACTATTGTTAATGCCATCATCTGTACCGTCATATTTCTACGTGTGTTCTATTTTAAACGTGACGGCAGACAACACTGTAAAAAAGGTGGATGGTTAGCTTTCCTCATTCTTGCTTACTCTTCAAGCGTACCTATTCGCGCTTACTTTGATCCTAATTATCACGCTGATATCTACAACATCTTTGCCAATATCCTGATCTGCACAACGTTGCTGGTCAGTAAAGGCAATGTCATCAAGTTTATAAAGGGGTGAATATGTCATTAGTCGATAAACAAAATACGTTTACAGGTATGGTTGCAAAGCTGATCACCTTTGCTCAGCAGAAGGGATATAAACTGACGTTTGGTGAGGCTTATCGTACCGAAGAACAAGCTAAATTAAATGCAAAGAAAGGATCGGGTATTAGCAACAGTCTACATACTCAACGTTTAGCAGTCGATTTCAACCTATTTGATGCTAACGGAAAATACCTTACAGCCACCAGCGACTATAAAGAACTGGGTGAGTATTGGGAATCATTGGGCGGAAGTTGGGGTGGGCGTTTTAAAACTCGTCCTGACGGCAATCATTTTTCATTAGAACACAATGGGGTTCGTTAATGAATAAAACCGTCATAGCGTTAATTGCTTTGGCTGTTTCCTTTACCGCTGGCTTTGTTGCTGGCGGTATTTATTTTGATAACCGAGTAATGAGTACACAGATTGCAGGTAATCAATTAGATGAAAAGGATGTGGCCACAAATATTGATCTGCGTAAACAAGCAGACAATGAACAGCAAAATAGGTTGGAGATATATCATGAAGCACAACAGCATGATACGATACGCACAGATACTTTGCTTGATCGTGTTCTTAATCACTTTGACAGGGTGCAGTTCTCAACCAGTACCACGAAAACAGAAGTTACAAGTACCGATAACGCCAATACCTGCCGAGTTGAGAAAGCCAAAGCCAGTGAACTTTCTCGACAACTACGAGAAACACTTGAACGATATGGGCGTGAAGCTCAGCGTGCAGATGAAAATACCAGAACACTCAACCTTTGTATTTCAGAGCTGGAAGCAAAGGAAAAACTCCTCAATTCTTACCGATGAAAAAATAGACAGATTTTATAATGACGGTATCAGTGACGGTGTTGGTGACATCTAATTTAAATAAAATTTATACTTATCAATTGGTTAGGTTACTAGAATATAATTGAGTGGGAATAAAATACCGTTTATCAGCAATAGTTGATAAAGGTTAAAAAACAAGAGCCATCAGTAAGTTACTGGTGGCTTTTTTGTATATTTCTATTTATTAGTGATAGGCTTATTTTTATAAATAATAAACTCAATAAAGTTTTGGATTGATATTTGCTCACTTAACGGTAATTTAGAATAAGTTTTTCTATCGTAATTAATAGCGCCTTTATTATTCGTGCCAAGAGATCTTGCAAATTAAGAAAATAGGAGATAAGGAAATC